GGTTCCACTATGGTCGGTTCAATGGTGGGTTCGTCGTCCATGTTGACCGGGTTGCTCCATCCAGTCCCTTCAGATGCGGGGGCGGGTTGACCCTCAACTTGGCGGGTTCCCCGGCAGCCAGCTTTGTACTGAGAGCAGCCCCAGAATTGCTTCCCAGAATTGTAGCCCCGTTTGGCGGTGCGGATGGTCATGGTCGCTGAACATACCGGGCAGTACGTGTAGCCAGCCCCAGGGTTTACGGATTGGACTGGGGCCGATTGTGGGGTGGTGGACTCAACCAGTTGACCTAGCTTGTACGTCCGTGGGGCGGTGGTGGGGTCTATCGCACAAGTGTGACTGCCACCAATGTAGCTTTTGGCACCGATTTCCTGGGTGTAATCATAGTACCGTCCGTGGCGGTAGATTGTGCGCTTGTTGCATATCAGGCAAGGTTTGCTATTGGTCTGGCCTTTAACTCGTCCCATCGTAGTCTCCTTTCTCAACCCGTTTTATTTTTAGCTGGGCTTGCCGCCAGCTTGCGGGTTACGCCCCGCCCGTTGTGGCGGGGTGGCTCACCATTACTTCCTGCAATCCCGGCATATCCCAGTCTTGCGATTCCCATATCCAATCAATCCGCAGAGTTTACAGACCACTTTAGTCATCATTGTCCTCCTCGTGGTGGTATTCGTTCATGGTGTTGGTCAAGGATGGGACACTCCCAATCTGTCGTTCGTCATCAACCCAGGCCTGTAGATGTGGTATCAGGTAGGCTTCCATCTCGCTCTCCAGGTTTCTCATGTCATTGCACCCTGCCCGTCGGGCGATGTCCTCGGCTATTCCCACCGCATTGCGTATTGCCATTTCCAGTTCTTCCATGTCGTCCATTGTGATTTCGTCCATCGTCGTCGTCTCCTTCATATATACCCTCGTTTTGACCTGGCCTTGGCACCCAGGTCAGGGGGTTAAAGGAGCGGTGGTTACCGCTCCCTGCCTCACCGTTGTCTCTCAACCTGTTACCATGGCTAGAGCGATAGGGCCATTGTAGAGGCCTCTCGATGTCATCGTGGTCTAGCAGGGGCAGTGAGGTTGGCGGCCAGTTTGTGCGCTCTGGTCGCTATTTGGTTAACCCGCCTTTGAAATCCGGGGGCTATGAGGTTACCACCCTGTTGGTCTACCTCCCCTACCATCTTCTGATGTGGCTTACACAACCTCGGGAGAGGCCCTAACACCCGAACTTGAGGAAGAGAGTCGTTCGGGGGACTCCACTTATTTCGTTTTGTCTCGGTTCAGTCTGTTTCGTTTGCCTCCTGTCGGTTGGGTTCGGGGGTGGGTTCCAAAGGGAACCTTATCCATCAAATTGTTACATTGCAACCCCTTCAGTAGGTGAATTTGGGGCAATCTTCACCAATCTTGGCAAATCACGCCAAAAACGACGGTTTTCAGGCAATTCACAGAAAAGATGGTCAGTTTACCGGCAGAACTTTTGTTCCAACTTGTCAGATAGATGTCCCTGCGAGTATGCTATTCGGGGGTTAAAAGGGCGGAACTACACCGAAACTTTTGGGGGTGAAATTGGCGCAAAATAACGCAATGGCCCAACCGGAAACAGTGGCCTATCTATTGGAAGAACTCCACAGTGCCGGGGTGACGTACCAGAAAGTAGCCGATACCATCGGCGTGACCTGGATGACAGTGCATCGCTGGGCGTATGGGACATCCCATCCTCGCCCTGCTTTACCCGTCAATGTGGAACTGTCCCGGCTGTTAATCGGGGAGCATATGGCAGCAGACGTTAAGACCCATCATCAGACTGAGCCTGCTTTAACGGATTTAACACGTTAAATTTAACGGTTAAAAGCCCGTTTTTAATTTTTAATTTAACCTATATAAAGGGGTTGTTAAATTAAATCTCAAGACACGGGGACAAGTGGGCGCAGGGGCGCACACGTTGTGCGTGTGCCGCTAGTCTGGTGGAGGAGTAGCTGTGATTACACCCGCCGGAAACGCTATGGAATCCACTGGGGGGAATCCGAACCGGAATGTCACCTAATCATGTTCGAGTGTCTCGGCCTGATAAGTAGCCGCTCCCGTTCATTCAATATAGAAGGGGTCACATTGGAAGGACAACTGCCGATGCTCACCGACGATGAGAAGCTGGCCCTGGTGAAAGCATTGCGTTCCCAGGTGGAATCCCGAACCGGGTGGACAGTCAACGGATTACGCCAGGAATTGATAGACTGGGAAGGGGTATAACAGAATGATTGAGCTTGGGAATGTCTGCCAAGATTGCGTTAACGCATGGGTTCAAATCTATATGCAGGCCGGAGGAGTACAGTCAAGCCAAGACATAACCTACGAGTTAGTTGGGCCTGATGATTGCGAGGAATGTGAAGGCGAAATCGCCGAATACAACGCATCGTTTGAGGGGTAGAAGATGGTCACGTTCAAAGACCGGATAATAGACTTACGCCGTATCCCGGCCCAGGAATTGCAGGCCAATCCAAAGAACTGGCGGCGCCATCCAGCCAGTCAACGGGCAGCTTTGCAGGGCATCTTGGAGGATGTGGGCTTTGCCGACGCTGTCATCGCCAGAGAAACGCCCGATGGCCTGGAATTGATAGATGGACATCTGCGCCAGGAAGTCATGGGCGACCAGCTTATCCCGGTGTTGGTGTTGGATGTCACCAAAGACGAAGCTGACAAGATGCTGGCAACCCTCGACCCTCTGGCAGCGATGGCCCAGAGCGATAAGCAGGCTTTGAGTTCATTGCTGACCAATATCCAGACTGACAATGAGAAACTGTCGGCGATGCTCTCCACGCTGGGGATATTCGACACTGAACACGTCGCCATTGATGAACTGCATCCCCATCCCCGCAATTATGTGAAACATCCCGAAGCCCAATTGGAACACCTGGCCCAAAGCATTAAAGATTATGGGTTATACCGGAACGTGGTGATAGCCCAGGATGGTACGATACTGGCAGGGCATGGAGTGGTTGAGGCAGCCAGGAGGACGGGATTAGTGACCATCCCAGTCGTCCGATTGGGGATTGGTGCCGATGACCCGAAAGCATTGAAGCTATTGGCAGGGGATAATGAGACTTCCAACCTTGCGGCAGTGGATGATAGAGCGTTGACGGATATGCTCAAAGAGATTTATTCAACCGGCCCCGGTGCGTTGGTTGGCACAGGATACGATGAGCAGATGCTTGCCAGCCTTGCGATGGTCACACGCCCCCAAGAGGAGATTGAAGACTTCGACGAGGCCGCTGAATGGTTGGGGATGCCTGACTTTGAATCATCGGACGAATTTGAAGGTCAACGGCTCCTTGTCCGGTTCGATTGTGAAGCTGACCGTGACGCCTTCATGGAAACATTGCGCACCCTTGACCCGAACTTCAAGCCTGTTATACGCTCAAAGAAAGTCTGGTCTACATGGTGGCCCTGGCACGATAAGGACGATGTGATGTCGGTACGCCTTGAAAGTTAAAAACACCGCCAATCTATTGCCTCGCTACCCGGTATACGTCCCGTCCAAGGGCCGGGTGGATGTCAACACCACAGCGAAACTATTATTACGGGATAGCGTCCCATTCTATCTGGTGGTGGAGCCACAAGAAGCAGACATATATGCAGCGAGATTCGGGCGTGACCGATTGCTGGTATTGCCAGCTAACGACCAGGGCTTGGTATATGTCCGTAATTGGATTAAGGGCCATGCTACCGATGCGGGATACGAACGGCATTGGCAACTGGACGATAACCTCACCGAGACATTTCGGGCGTATCGCCCCACTGGGTTGAAATTGTCCAAACGGCTCCCCTGTCAGGCTGGCATAGCGTTGCGGGTCACTGAAGATTTCGTTGACCGCTACACCAATGTCGCCATCGCTGGGCTGAATTATGATTTCTTCGTCAGCCAGGTTAATGAAAAACCCTTCCGGTTGAATTGCCACGTCTATTCCTGTACGTTGGTGTTGAATAGTCTGCCGCACCGATGGCGGTTGAGATACAACGACGACACGGATTTCTGCCTCCAAGTCTTGGCTGATGGTTGGTGTACCGTCCAGATGCAAGCCTTCCTCGTCCACAAGAAAAGAACCATGACGGTCAAGGGTGGGAATACGCCGATATATCAGCAAGACGGGCGATTGGAGATGGCTCGCTCACTTGAACGAACATGGCCTGGGGTGGTTAAGACTGGGAGGCGGTTCAAGAGGCCTCAACATCTTGTCCACAGTTCATGGGGCAAATTCGACACGCCATTACAACGCCGCACCGATATTGATTTCGACAACCTATCGGCTGATGCTTATGGGATGTCCCTCCGGCAAGCGGCCCCGGAGATTAAAAGCGAGAGACTGAAACGGCTAGTAGCTGAAGATGAGAAGTAAGATTTATGTATTTAGTAAGCACTCCTCCTAGCCGATTCCTTAACGACTTCTTGAACAAATACGCCAGGATGTATCCGATAGATAAGCAATGCGCTAAACATATTATTGACCAAACTATCCAGCACAGGCGAGCGAGCAAACGGTATCCGGTGCCATTACCACAGTATACGGTGGAGCAAGAAGACCGGTGGTACGCTTCGATTCAGCGAGGTGAGCCAGATTATACGATATACGATGACGATTACGCCTTTACGGAGATGTGGGTTTGCTGGGCGGTATATAGCCGAAATTATCTGCGTACTCTATTAAAACCTTTCGTATATCCTCTTGTCGAAAACGTCAAGACTATCGCTGACTTGGGCTGTGGCATCAGCTATACAACGGCGGGCCTCAAGCAACTTTTCCCTTGGAGTGAGGTTGTAGGCACCAATTTAGAGGGAACGAAACAGTATGATTTCTGTTCGGCTATGGGTCAATCTTACGGGTTCAAGATGGCGTCGGACATAAAAGGACTTGGACAGGTTGATTTGGTCTTTGCATCGGAATACTTTGAACATATTCTTGCGCCGATAACTCACTTAGAGAATATATTGACTACACTTTGCCCCAAGTTCTTATACATCGCCAATTCGTTTAATACTTGCTCAGTAGGCCACTTTGACCATTATTCGATGGAGCGAAGTGGGACGCTCAAGCAAGATTGGTTGCCTGCATCAAAATTATCGTCGGTATTTAATAAGACGCTCCAAGATTATGGTTATACACGTCTTGAGATTAAAGCCTGGAATAATAAGCCTGCATTGTGGGCGAAAGATGGAGGTAATGATGTAACAGTGGAAAATGTACCTGATAAAAGTGTACCTGTTGCGAAGCCCAAAAAATAAGAGAGGCTCATGATGGCGAACGTTTATATAGTCGGCGGTGCCGGGTTCGGTGGTTCTGGATTGGCGAAGCATTTACTGGAACGGGGTCATAAAATCACAGTCATGGACAGGGTTGGCCCGTTGCAAGCCCCATTATTGCGTCCAATCATTGACCGGATAGATTATCAGTGGTCGAGTATGCTTGATGTTACTCCGGCCCATTTGAAAGACCAGGACATCGTCATCCACTTGGCAGCGCAAGCAGACGTGCCGTACGGGTTCGTTGGGCCACGCCAGACAGTCATGGATAACGTCTTGGGAACGGTCTGTTTATTGGAAGCATTGAAGGATGCTCCGTGGGTCGAGCGGGTCATATACGCCGGGTCAGGTAATGAGTTCGGACGGGCCGAATATTTGCCTATAGACGAGAACCACCCACTGACACCGCACAACCCTTATTCGTTCTCCAAAGCCGCTGCTGAGATGGCTTTCCGTGCGTACCGGCTCAGTTATGACATCCCAGTAGTCTATATGTCCAACGGGGCTGTCATAGGGCCGAATATGCGCCGGGAGATATTCATCTACAAGTGGCTCCGTCAGATTGCCTTGGGCAAACCTTTGCTTATCGAAGGGGGCGACCAGACACGAGACGTCACGCACGTAGATGATGTCGTCCAAGCATGGATTGCGGCAGTAGAAGCCCCGGCTGATGATGTCATCGGGGAAAAGTTCCAAGTCTCCTACGGCGAAGAACACAGCATCGATGACTTGGCTACGATGTGCATCCAGGTCGCTTGGAAAGAGGCGAAGCGCAACGGCGGCCCAGGCCTTGAACGAACCGGAATGTCCCGTGTTCCTCATCGCCCAGGTGAGAAGGGCCAGCGAGAACTATTCACCAATGAAAAGGCCCGGCGGGTGTTGGGTTACGACCCCGTTATTTCCCCGGAAGAAGGCATCGCCAGGACTTGGGAATGGGTCAAAGCTGAAGTGATAGCAGAGAATAGCGGCCTTGCTATTGCGAGGTAGGGTGCAGATGGATGACGCAGAAATCATGGCAGTGTTCGACCGAATCGCCGAGAAGATAGTTGATGCGATAGAGGCGAATACCATACAGCAAATCGAAATCGTTGGGAGATTGGAACGTATCATCTTTGCCCTTGGGAATTTAACGGTTGATGATGATTAGCAACCATGCCTGAGAGTAAGTTATCACCACGGCGTATTGATGCCAAGAACAAGCAGCGGCAGGCCTTGGAGTTGCGGATGGCTGGTAGAACCTGGCAAGAGATAGCCGACAATCTGGGCTATGCCAACCATACCGGGGCGATTGCCGCTGTTAAAACCGCCCTTCAATCAACGCTCCAACCTCCGGCAGACCACTTCCGGTCTTTAACACTAGAACGGTTAACAAAGATACTGCAAGTGCATTGGCCCTTGATGCTCCAAGCTGATGCGGCTTCCACCCGACTATGCTTGCAGGCCATCGGAGACATCCGGCAATTGATGGGAATGGATTCCCCCGCCAAGATGGAGCATACCGGCGCAGATGGTGCGCCCATCAAGCATGAGGTGTTAACGCTAGATATTGGTGACATCAGCGAAGCCATATCCGTCTTGCGAGATGCTGGGGCAGTCCGGGTGGAGTCCAATGGACACACTCCAATTATCGTGGACGGATTACATACCGCATAAACCAACTCCGAAGCAGCTTGCCTTTCTGTTATTGACCAATCAGGAAGCCCTGTATGGTGGGGCGGCTGGCGGTGGCAAAAGCGATGCTCTACTTATGGCTGCATTGCAATACGCCGACGTACCAAGGTATTCAGCCCTGCTCCTAAGACGCTCGTACACTGATTTATCTTTGCCAGGTGCATTGATGGATAGAGCCAAGGCTTGGCTGATGCCTTCATCGGCCCATTGGCGGGATTCTCTGAAGACATGGGAGTTCCCCAGCGGGGCAACCATCACGTTCGGTTATCTGGAAAGGCCGGGAGACGAATACCGCTACCAGTCCACTGAGTTCCAGTTCATCGGCTTCGATGAATTGACCCAATTCACGGAGGCCCAATACCGCTATCTATTCAGCCGGTTACGCCGTCCCAGTGATGTGGAAGTTCCACTCCGTATGCGTTCCGCTAGTAACCCTGGCGGCGTGGGCCATGAGTGGGTGCGTGAGCGGTTCATAGATGCGAGAGGGTCAATCGAGAGCCGTATCTTCATCCCGGCATCATTACCGGATAATCCTTACCTTGACCAAGCAGCTTATCTGGAATCGCTGAACCAACTCGACCCGGTAACTCGTCAGCAATTATTGGTCGGGGATTGGACAGCCCGACAACCTGGAAGTCTATTCAAGAGAGAATGGTTCACCGTCGTGGACGAATTGCCCGTTGTCATGAACCGCAGCGTCCGTTATTGGGACTTGGCAGCGACTCCATTACGGGGCGGGAACGACCCAGACTACACCGCCGGGGTCAGGGTGGATTACGGAGCCGATGGACTATATTACGTGGTGGATGTGCAGCGGATGCGTGGCACTCCCGGTGAGGTTGAAGCACTTATCAGGCAGACGGCGATGATGGATGGGAGCGGGACACAGATATACATCGAACAGGAACCAGGCTCCAGTGGGGTCAATACCATCTACCATTATGTGACCAGAGTCTTGGCAGACTTCACGGTGCGGGGGCAACGGGCCACCGGCTCCAAAGTGGAACGGGCAGGCCCAGTTAGCAGCCAGGCTGAAGTGGGGAATGTTCGTCTATTCCGTGGGGCGTGGCTGGGGCCATTCCTTGATGAAGTGGAAGCGTTCCCGCTGGGCCGCCATGACGACCAAGTGGATGGGCTATCGGGGGCGTTCATGCGGTTGCGTGGGATGCGGCCCGTGGAGCCATTGGTGCATCAATTGGTCGGCACCCGGCGCATGAACCGAACCGACAACCCATTGGGACTTGACCCAGACAACCCGATATATTGGGATGCGTAGGTGGAATGATGGATACAGTGAGTTGGAGCAAGAAATACTATTACACTTTGACCGAATTTCAGCATCAAAGAAACGATGAATGGTTCAGCAAGATGCTGGGACTTTTAACTCCTACCGGAGTGTTGGTAGTCCCTGGCCTTGGGATAGTGTTCAATAAGCAAGGAGAGGAGATAACCAGCGCAACTCCTGGTTTTGGTGGACACCATTAGGTAAGCAGGGTATTCAATGACGCACGGAGAGCGTTTTAAGGGCGGTTAAAGTCTTTAGTTGTATAATCCCCACCACTGACCCGAACAATCGGTAAAGGAGACAGATATGGTACTGATGAGGGTTAACGGCCTTGACCCGGTAGCGGAGTCCATGATGCGGTGGGTTCAGCAGCAGGCCGACGATAGGCGGGCCGATTATGAACTGGCCCGACGCTATTATGGCGGCGACCATGACACCGCCCTCACTGACCGCCTCAAGAAGTTCTTACCGCCCAGGCTACAGTTCCGTGACAACTTTATGAACGTGGTAGTGGACAGCTTATCGGAGCGATTAAGCGTGATTGGTTTCGAGGTTGAGAATGACGCCGTTGCGGAATGGGCCTGGGATTTGTGGAATCGCAACCGCATGGACTATATCCAGAATGTAATCCATGCCGAAACCATCATGCTGGGCGATAGCTACCTGTTATGCGATTGGGATGAGGACAACCAACGGCCCCGCTGGACTCACCAGATGGCCGAAATGATAATGCCGCACTATAACGAGGCCAGCCGGGAGATAGATTGGGCCAGCAAGAAGTGGATACAACGCCCCCACCTCGGGGAAGAACCAGAAACTCGACTGAACTTATATTACCCTGACCGGGTTGAGAAATACGTCGCCAAGGGTGGCGTGTGGGGGAAATACCAGGACGATATGGACGAGACTTGGCCTGTGCCTTGGCTGGATGGGTCGGGCCAACCCTTGGGAGTTCCCCTTATACATTTCCGCAACCGCCCGATGGGTTCAGACTTCGGTCAGTCCGAGATAATCAACGTGATTCCTATGCAGGATTTATTGAACAAGACCCTGATTGATTTGACCATGATATTGGACACGCTGGCCTTCCCCCAGCGGTACACTTTGAACGTCAACCACGGGGCAAGCCGATTAGATATATTGCCAGGGAGCGTCACAGAGTTCCATAGTGAATACGATGGCGGCTCAGTGGGTCAATGGAGCGCAGCCAACGTGGACGGCCCTCTACGAGCGATAGAGTCGCTTGTGCAACATATCGCAGGCACCACCCGCACCCCACAACATCTGTTTCAGATAATGGGTGGTGCGCCCAGCGGAGAAGCCTTGAAGACGGCTGAATCGGGGCTGGTCAACAAGGCCCGACAACGCATGGTCAACTTCGGTAATTCATGGGAAGACTGCATCATGACAGCGATGCGCATCCAAGCAGCCTTCGGGCAGGCCCAACCAGAGATAGATGAAGGGTCTATCCGCACCACATGGGACGACCCAGAGACTCGCAACGAGATAATGCACCTTCAATCCTTGGTTATCAAAAGAGACTTGGGCGTGAGCAAGACCCAGATATTGCGAGAGATGGGATACAACCAAGAGCAGATAGATAGCATGGGGGAAGATGTCCAAGCCGAGCGAGTCTCCGAGACTAATATCGGGGCTGAGATATTGCGGAACTTCCAAGCCGGGACGGTCTAATCATGCCAGCAACCTATCGGCCTCCAAGGGCAATCTCAACGCAGGGTTCAATGTTGCCTGACGTAATGGAAAAGGTCGCAGGGGATAACCGGGATAAGATTTGGCATCTTTTCCAACAGACACCAGAAATCGCCCATGATGACGCCCTCCTTCAGCTTCGCTACTGGGAAGAATTTGATGGTCTAAAAGAAGTTCTGGGCGATGGTTATGACAGTTTTGTTAAGTGGTATCTTCACAAGGCCACCAATGCGGAATCGTTACGCCGCTCTCGCCAGAGTATGACTGAGCATGGAACATTGCCCCAGCGTACTCCCGTCAAGGAGAGGCGTGCATGGTTGGCTGAGATTTGGAGAAAATACTGGGGGCCGTATAGATAATGCCACCACCTGAAGCCCAGAAAGCCGTGGAGGAATTGGCCCGTCAAGTGGCAGCACTCGACCAGGCTACCGCCGCTCGTATCATCAACGAGTACGGGGTGGTTTACACGGAACTCCAAAAGGAAGCCGCCAACGTAGTCAGAATCGGGCAGCAGCGTAATCTCAAAATCTGGGAAGTAAATAAGATGACCCGCCTCGCTGAATTGGAAGGCCAGCTAGTCGCCAATGTGAACCAATTCAGCCGGGTCGCAGGAGCAGCGGTGACAGAAGGCCAACGGGCGGCTGTGGGATTATCCGTCAAGGGTGCGCCATTGGTCGCTAATGCGAGCCTCCCGACTGGGATTACGTTAAATAATCTAGCCAATGTCGGGCTGGGGTGGAACCGTCTCCCAGAAGAAGCCTTTGAAGCCTTTGTCGGTATCAGTGGCGATGGGAAACCAATCGGGAATCTCCTGGCTGAATTGGGTCAACCAGCCGCCAATGAGGTCAAGGCTGGCATCAGAACAGGCATCGCCACCGGACAAGGCCCACGGGAAGTCGCCAATGTAATCCGTAAAGCTGCCGGGATGCCATTAACCAGGGCATTGACCATCAGCCGCACAGAGATAAATAGGTCACATCGGGAAGCGACCAGGCTCAATTACGCAGCGAATAGCGATGTGGTGAAGGGATACCGCCGATTGGCGAGCAAGGATGCGACCACCTGTATGGCTTGCATCGCCTTGGACGGCACACTGTATGAGACTAACGAGCCGCTGGATTCCCACCCGAACTGCCGTTGTACGATGGTGCCGGAGACTCTGACCTACCAAGATTTGGGTTTGGACATCCCAGAGGAACCCAGGCCGCCCAGCGGGCAAGACTGGTTCAATGGTCAAAGCAAATCTACCCAAGAAGGCATGATGGGAGCCAAAACCTTCGCCGCCTTCCAGCAGGGCAAGGTGGGATTAAGTGACTTGGTGACTACATCCACCAGCACAATTTGGGGCAAAAGTTCCACCGTTAAATCCGTTAAAGCATTGGGATTGTAGGAGTGACATGGAAGCCGTATTGCGAGATGAAACTAAGACAGTGATACGCCAACACCGGGGAGTGCTTTGGTGTCCATTTTGTGACCGGAGCCGCCAGGAGTCGAGGCCGACTTCATTCTGTGAAGGATGTGGGGCTGAGTTCGTTGGGATAACCGTGGAAACCACCCCAGTACCGGAACCCGATGGGGTGGATAGATTCATCACCCAATACAACGATGAGCATCCCGACCAGATGGTGCCGTTGCGCCGAACCCGTGGTCGCCCACGCAAACAAGCATGAAGTGCTATCGCTGTGAATCTAGCGAGTTATCCTTGGCGGCTTTGTGGCCTCAAGACCGGAAGACATATGCTGCCATCGGCATCGTGATGCGGCTTTGTAAGAATTGCGGCTTGGAGCAAAACCATTGCGGGGATGATGAAACCACCGACCCGGCAGAGGCCGCTCAGATGGCCCCTTCCGTCCCGATACCGTTCCTGATATAACCGGGCAACATCCCCTAGAAAAATTGGGCGGGGTGGCGTAATATGCAAAATTGCCCTGCCGGAAGGTATCGGCAGAGCAATTGAGAAGTGGTGGAACAGATGACTGGATTTAGTGTACTGAGTGGCTTATGCTAAGTCAATACACTTATACCGCAACCCTGCGGGTCTAAATAGGGGAGGATATGGTAACAGAGAATACGGGACTAACAGGAGATGAGGGGAACCAAGCGGCTCCACCGGCCACCCAGTCGGAACCGGAAGGAGAGGGCCAGCATCGGACATTCACCCAGGAAGATATGAACCGAGTCCAGGCCCAAACCAGACGGGAAGTGCGTAATCAATTTGCCGATTACAACCAATTGAAAGACCGGGCCGCTAAAGCAGACGAACTGGAGCAAGCACAACTCAGTGAGCAAGAGAAACTGGAAACAAGGGCTGCTGAAGCTGAACGCAAAGCCGCCTCCGCTGCCGACCAAATATCCGCAGCGATGATTGCTTCTGAAGTCAAAGTGCGAGCGACCCAGTTGGGAATCATTGACCCTGATGCTGCGTTACTTTTGGTTGACCGGGCGAATGTCCGGTACAGTGAGGAGGACGGGGTCACTGGGGTGGATGCAGCCTTAACTCAACTCATGGAAGACAAGCCGTATCTCAAAGGTTCGCCGAATCGTGCGCCGAATCTGAACCCGCAATCCGGGGAGGTTGCTCCCACGATGCGGTTATCAGAAGGCCAGCGTGAAGCGGCGAGACTCATGGGGATGACTGAAGAAGAATATTCCCAAGGAATTTAAACTCTGACCTGCGGATAGAACGCATAGGAGGATGACATGGCAGCCAATGGATTTGAGTGGCGATACAATATCTCAGGGGGGCGGCCCCTGATTCTGACGTTCATCATGAAGGACAGTGAAACCCTGACTCGTGGTGATATGCTGAATCTGGAATCCGGTGAAGTAGACTTACTCGCAACGGGTGACACCGCTGCGGTTGGCATCTTTGTCGGGCCAGAAAACCCCGACGATGCGACAGATGGACAACCCGGTGTCGTGAGCGGCACAGACAGCACCACAGTGGTGAAATCCATCGCCAACCCAGACGCTGTTTACGCTGACCGCAACGATACTAGCGCACGATTAGCTGGCGCATTATTGGATGTTTCCGGTGCAACCGGGGCGCAAACTATAGCGTCAGCCAGCAACAACGAGTTCGTCGTAGTGGAGAGGAAAAGACAATCGTCCGACGAGACTCGTGTCCAATTCACAGCCCCAACCCATTATTTGAGCAAGGTTCAGTAAGGAGATAGATAATGCCTCTCACGAGTGGCAATTTTGCCGACCTTCTAAAACCAGGGCTGCGGCGGATTTTCGACATCGGGATGTCCCGCCCCCGCCCCATGATGGAGATGCTATTCGGGCAAGAAGTCTCCACCCGGTACGAAGAACAGTACCAGGGGATGGGCGCACAAGGCCTAGTTCCCCCATTCGACGGCACGGTTCCTTACCACGATTTCGACGCCGGATATCGGACGGATATTCGGAACTATGAGTTTGCGATGGGGATGCAAGTCGAGCGCAGACTGGTGGACGATGACCAGTTCAACCAGATTCGCCGCCGAGCCTCCAACATGACCGACAGTTTCAATACAACGATTGAAGCAGATGCGGCTAATATATTTATTAACGGCTTCACGGATTCGGGCACGAATCGGATGGGAGCATCCACCAATGGGGGCGATGGAGTGGGCCTGCTTAGTACGGCTCACCCGCACGGCCCTGCCAACACCAACAACACCCAAGCAAACGAGGCAACGTTGGCCCTCAACATCGGAAATCTGGATACGACCAGACAAGCCATGCGGAATTTCACGGACGATAAAGACCAACTATTAGGGGTCAACCCTGACCTTTTGCTGGTTCCACCGGAACTGGAACGCACGGCTACTCAACTGGTGAATGAACGGGCTATCTATGAGCCTGGTTCGGCCCAGTACGATGTGAATATGTTTTCGGGCCGGTTCCGTCCTGTGGTTTGGGACAGACTCACCGACTCTAATGCCTGGTTCTTGATTGATTCTGTGCTGATGAAGCAACACCTTATCTGGCAATGGAGAATTAAACCAGAGTTCGCTGAAGCCGAAGACTTCGATGGCCTCACAGCCAAATTTAGGGGCTATATGAGGTACGGCATCGGTTGGACAGACTGGCGGTGGATTTACGGCCAGAATCCCAGCTAAATAATCTAAGGCAAGCTGGCAGCGGGTGTCCCATGCGTTAATGCACCGGCCCCGCTGCTGGTTTCTTGAAGGAGAAACTGGTTATGCCTACGAATTTTCCCAGTGGAATAAAAAGCCGTGGAGTCCCGGTGGAAGGGTTGGGCGGTATCGGTAGCCCATTACTCACTACGGGGAATGTGTACCACGTTGATTCGGGAGCGGATTCGGCTAGCAATAACAATGCTGCCACCAATCCCAGCCAGCCAGCCGCTACCCTGGACGGTGCTATCGGAAAGTGTACCGCTAATAACGGCGATGTAATTCTCATTGCCCCCGGTCACAGTGAGACTATATCTGCCGCTGCTGCCATTACATTCGACGTGGCTGGTGTAACCGTTATCGGGATGGGAGTGGGCAATAGCCGCCCCACCATTACCCTGGACACTGCTGCGACCACAGACATAAATGTAACAGCAGCCGATGTGCAGATACACAACTGCATTTTTTCCATGAACTACGCCGACATCGTGGAGGTTTTTGACCTGAGTGCAGCTGGGTTCGTGGTCAATAAGTGTCGCTTCGTGGACACAGCGACGAGTATGAATTTCGTTGACCTCATTAAGATGACCACCACCAACAACGAATGTGACCGGCTGGAGTTCACCAACAACGTGGTGATATCGCCAGACACCGGGAACAACGGCGTCCTCGACATCGGCGGCGACATTGATGGACTGGTCTTCAACAACAACTACATCAGCATGGGCGTTCAAAACTCGGAGGCCATCATATCAGTAGCCACCGGAAAAGACGTCACCAACTGCGAGATTGCTTACAACCACATATACCGGCTGAATACTGCGGGAGACTTGCTGATTGACAGCGATACGACAGCCAATTCGGGCATCATTGCCCACAACCGAATCGGTCACGCTGACACAGCATCGGAAGTTCTGATTGACGCTGATGGGGTCAGGCAGTTCGACAACCTGGGAAGCGCAGTTGATACGGCTTCCGGCTACGTCCTACCAGCCATAGACAGTTAAATGTAGGGCTGCCTACGGGCAGACATCTAACTGTCACAGGGTGGATGTCCTGGGTGCTTGCCCCATCGCAAGCACTCAGGGAAAACTAGGAGGGCTGAATGGCATACGGATACGAATCGGTCACTATTAACAGTGGGGCCGCCGTTGGTGGTGACGGCTCTGCTACGGCAAACAACACCAGCGGCCACGTTATCACCGGGCAGATATGCTCCATCGGGGTGACCTATGGGGATTCCCCGCCTGGAACGACGGATGTGACCATCGCAACGGCGGGGAACAACGGCCCAGCCTTAACCATCCTGACACTCACGAACGCCAATACTAGCGGATGGTTCCATCCACGCCATGTCATAGACGATGAAACCGGGGCTGACATCACCTACGATGGCACCGAAGAAGTCTACGATAAGGTGTGCATAGCCGATAATATCAAGGTGACGATTGCCCAGGCGAACAGCCCCGACACGGCTGAAGTGGTGGTCGTCTATTACGCTGGTCGTTGATGGCTATAGAACGCTACGTCATCAAGGTTAGCACCACCGGGTCTGATGCTTCAGCGACGGGTTCCTTGGTGACAGCGTTGCCGTATTCTGAACTGCTGGCGGCTTACTTTAACTTCCATGCGTCAGCACCAAGCACCACCGATACAACCCTTTCGTCTCCTGGCGACCCCGTATCTGTGACGTTGTTGACCATCACCAACAGTGCCACGGATGCGTGGGTCTATCCGTCCATCCAGATGGACGACAATACAGCTTCAGCCATAACCGGGGCTTATGTGCCAGCATTGATACATGGGAATCTGTTAGTGGAACTGGCTGGCTCCGATGCCCTGACTGATGCTTTGACATTGACCATATTCGTGAGGGTCTGATGGCTTTCTCATACACTGCCGGTAGCACAGCAGACAGGGATAGGGTTCGATTGGAAATCGGCGACACCGATTCTGACCGGGTCTTATTCCAAGATGCCGAACTGGATGATTTCTTATCCCAAGAAGGCGACAGCGTCCTCAAATCAGCGGCACGGGCGTGCGAGACTTTGGCTGTTCGGTTCGCCAGAGATTTCTCATTCTCTGCTGACGGGGCCAGTTTCCAGAAAGGCCAAGTGGCCCAGATGTATATGACCCAGGCCAAACGATTACGCCGCAAGGCCAGCGGCACCACTACAGTCATGCCTCGGCGCAAAGACGGGTTCAGTGTTTACACCGATTCCGATGAAGTGACTGGGCTGAATATTCTGGACTCTGGCACCGGGCAATTCGGACGGTATTCAGACGGATAATCATGGCAGATAAGTTATTGCAAGGGTTGGATTTGACCTATATGAGGGCAGCGATGAAGACCGCCATGCCCGACACGGTAAACATCCAACGAGAATCACAGGAGGCCGACGGACAGGGCGGCTTCATAACAAGTTGGGGGAATGTGTACCAAAACATCCCAGCCCGGCTTAATGCGAAAGGAGCGAGCGAATCTATCGCTGCTGAGAGACTGGATACCCAGTTGGATTTCACCTTGACGGTAGCGTATGACCAATCCATCGACCCAACCGATAGGGTGGTTCACTCCAGTGGGACTTATGCTGTACAATCAGTGGACACCGGCAAATCCTGGACGCTGTCAAAGCGATGCCAGATGCGCCAACTGTAGGGCTGCAAGAGGCCCGATGCCGCAGAATAGAATGCCGGAGTTTACTAGCCCGAATCCGATTGGATGGGAGTAGCCTAGTCGAGATTAAGTGCCGCCGATGCCAGGCTGTCAGCACTTTTGCACCCGAAACAGCGAAGGTCAAGCTGAAAGCTGACGGACAAGGTGGCTACATCCATGTCCCGGTGGGCGACAATTGACACAACCCCGTCTTGGAGGCCCAGAGAGGCCCAATGAGCGGCCTGACCGCTAGCAGGGGTGGGAATATATGGGAGGCTCAAAGAAGCCCTTAAACGACGTTAGAGTGCGTTTAAGGGGTTTTTGTTTTTATGGAATTTGCAGCTAAAATCGTAGTGAAGCTGAATCCGAAGTGGCGAGAAGTGGAGGAGATGCTTGAGAAAGCCATTCGGATTGCGGCGTTCACCATTGAACGAACATCCAAGGAGGATTGCCCGGTGGACACCGGAACCACCCGTAACAGCATCACAGCACGGGAGGCCGGGAAGCTGGCCTGGACTGTTGGGCCAACAACCCACTACGCCCCGCACTTGGAATACGGAACTATTCACATGACAGCCAGGCCGTTCATGATTCCCAATGCGGAGAAGGAGCGACCCCGGTTCACCAAGGCCGTCGAAGATATAACCAGGGAATTATAGATGGCTAATCTGAGGGTAAATCTGGATACAGCGGTATATGCGGTGCTGAACGTAGCGGCAGTGACCAATGAGGCCACGGGTGGCGTGTTCAACCTCCTCGCCCCAGCTAACACTGCACCGCCTTATGTGGTGTTCCAGGCTATGTCCAAAGTGGACGAATATTGGTCGTACACCGGGCGGGGTGGAGCCGCCGTTTACATGATTAAAGCCATAGACCGGAGTCCCTGGCCCAAATCGGCAGGGGATATAGACACCCAGATTGATTCAGTCATGCAGGATGCTTCGTTGAGCATCACGGGCCATGCGTTACTTATGTGCCGCCGGGAATCTGATATTTACTTAACAGAAGACCAAGATGGAGTCGTGTATCAACACGTTGGAGGGCTGTATCGCATCATCGCAGACCAAAGCTAAAGGATGTATTCACCATTGGATGATTGAAGCTGCTAATGGCAAACTGAGCCAAGGCCGGTGTGAGAAATGCCAGGAGACAAGGCAGTTCGATAATTCTATATCTGAGGACATATTCTCATTTTCCAGGAAAGAAAACTTCCATGCCAGACACCACGAAGACAACTGAAGAAGAACCAATCTGGTATCTGGCCTTGAAGAAACTGCTGATGGCTCAAGGGCCGGGGGTTACGCCATCGTCTATCCGCATCCACCGGGGCCAGCGATTCGCCTTGGATGGGGACGAGCCGGTGGACGTAGAAGAATTGATACGGTTGCGAGCCGTCAAGGTGTATGAAGAATCCGACGCTGAATGGGCGCAAGGGGAATTAGCTAAAGCACCCAAACCCAAGAGGAGGAACCGTGGCTAGAATCCATGCAAAGTCTGCCGGTTTATTGGTGGATGAATTTGACTTCAGCGGAATATCCAACTCCATGACGCTGAACTTTGCTGAGACCCCGGCTGACGTAACAGCTTTCGCCGATACTGACATGACTTACGTCCAGGGAAAGCCAACATTCACCTTCGATGTAAACGGGCTTTGGAGTACGTCCAGCCCGAACTACGACGGTGAAATGTTCACTGACCTTACCGCCACAGCGAGGCGGGTTGGAATCTATCCCGGCGGGTTGACCCAAGGCAATGTGGGCTATGAAGGGCCAACTCTAATCAGCGCATCTCCCCGTGTCAGCAGCGTTGGGGATGCCATCGCCTGCAACGTCACCTGGCAGGGTGCAAGCGCACCGTTCCGCTCCCAAATCATTCTCGCCAACACGATAACCTGCAACGGCTCGACAGTGGTCGTCAACGGCACTGGCTATAACAGCGGCGTGATAGCCGCAACCAACACGATTTTCGGTGTCTGGCGAATGGTCGAAATGGGTGGCTCTGGGACAAATACGATTGCCCTGGAAATCCAGAGCGAGACGAATGATACCTGGGGTTCCCCCACGACCCGCATCAACTTCGGGACTATTACGCATAGCACCGGGGTATCGTTCCTTACTGCGTCTGCCACAGGGCCAGGAGCATCTGAATCTTGGTGGCGGGTGAAGATACAGTCGTCCGGCACAGGAAGCCGAACGTTTCAGAATTACGTCAGTTTCGGTTACTTCGTAACGTAGGAGATAGACATGGCAAGAACCCACGGGAAAGATAGTAATTTCAGCTTCAATTCGGTGGCGATTGAGGATGAACTGACCAGTATCACCATGACTGCATCGGTTGCAGAGGGCGATATCACTGCCTTCGGGGATGCGTACCAAAATTTCCTGGCAGGGAAGAAGGACATATCTTTCGATGTGACGGGGGCGTTGGACATGGATTTCGCATCGGATGGGGATGCAACTATCTTCGACCACATCGCCTTGACATCGGGGCCGAAGACGCTGGTCTATGACCCGGACGGAGCAGGGCCAGACACCAATTCCCCAGAATATACTTGTACGTCCAGCGGTTTGACCGGAGCGTTGGTGTCGTCGTATACCATCAATCTACCAGTGGGGGATGCTGCCACGTACACCGCCACTTTCCAATGTAGTGGGTCAACTACACGGGCCGTTTCATAAATCGCCTTAAACCGGCTCTGAGGGCCAAATAAACCATACTGAGGAGGGACTATCATGGCACGAACTCATGGGAAAGATGCTGACTTTACGTTTGACTCGGTAGCGATTGAAGATGAGTTAAACTCAGTCACGCTGAACTTTACCGTACCGGAAGCCGACATCACCGCTTTCGGTGACTCGTATCAAAACTTCTTGGCAGGCAAACCAACCGCCACCATCGACGTTGCGGGGTTCGCTGACCTGGCCTCCAGCCAGGGCGATGCAACCATATTCGGGGAACTGGGGCTGGAAGGCGAAGAATGGGATTTCGAGCCTGACGGCAGCACGGGCTACAACGGTTTTGCCATCGTCACAAGCTATTCTATTACCAGCACGGTTGGTGGGCCGATAACCTATTCGGCTTCGTTCCGACACAACGGTGGGTCTGCCGCTGCTGACGCTGCTGCGCCGACCAGAGGGTAATCATTACCCTGTCTCTTTCCCCCTTTAGAGGGGGATTGGGATGGGGAACAAGGAGAGGCTCATGAAGCCCAAGGGAAAGCTGAAAATACCCGCCGTTAGGGTCACATCCGACGACTGTTCTATCAGCATCGGTCAGGTCATGGAGGACGGGGAAATCACCGTCCCAGGCACGCCGCACTACGTCCACGTTGACGAGTGGATTGAAGTCATGCCGGTCATCGCTGTCAAGGAAGTAATGCAACTATCCCGGCTCCAACGGGGCGGTGAGGAGAGTGGTGCATTGGGGGAAAGCCTGGGACAGTTGTGCCAGGAATTATCCAAGCGGCTCCTGGCCTGGAACTGGACAGACCTGATGGGCGAGAAGATGGAACAGCCCTACAACCGGCCCGACATTCTGGAGAATCTATCTGCCGACGAACTGCTGTGGTTGGTTAACGCTACATCAGAACAGGAGAAGCCGGAGGCACGTTTAAAAGACTCCGAACCCTCGGAGAGCATATCCTTGGCGATGGGCCGCAGCCAGTAGCGGCTACCGTGAGCATCATCTGTGAAAGTTTCGGGTGCTTGCCCGATGAGGCGATGGAGCAGAACTGGAACTTGGTGCGAGAGATTCTGGATTATAGATTATTGATGAGCGCAAAAGACCAACATAATCAGGACGCAAGCCAGATGCAACCGGCCCAGGTAGCCTTATGGCGGGAGATGGTTGAGGCGGCAGAGAGCGATGGCTGAAGCAACGACGGTATCAGTTCTACTCCAAGCCAAAGACCAGGCTTCCGCTACCATCGACAAGGTTGAGGGACGCATGGGGCGTCTCGCCGGGAACTTCGGCAAGCACCGGCAAAAGATTGGGATGGCTGCGGCTGGCATCGGTGCCGGGATAACCGCCATCGGTGTCGCTGCTATGAAGTCGTTCCAAGAAGAACAGATTGGCATCAAGAAGCTGGATGCAGCCTTGAAAGGGGCCGGGTCTAGTTATGATGCTCAGAAGAAATCCATCGAGGCGGTGGTTGCCGCCCAGCAGAACAAGACGAACTTCGGGGACGAGCAGCAACGGGATGCCCTCCGTCAACTGGTGTTAGCGAGCGGGGATTACGAGAACAGCATCAAGGTTCTACCGGCCTTGCTGGATACGGCGGCTGGGTCTGGTAAAAGCCTGGAAGGTGTAGCCCTTGCCGTTGGGAGGGCCATCGGTGGGGAAGCCACAGCCTTGAAGGGTTTCGGGGTTACGTTGGACAATACCGCTGGGCCATTGGAAGTCATCACGGCCCTGCAACAAAAGTTTGGAGGACAAGCTGAAGCGTCGGCTGACCCGATGACCCAACTGACCAACCGGCTGGGGGATTTATCCCAGGAGTTCGGTAAGGTGTTGCTACCCATCTTGGAATCTGTCATACCGAAGATAGAACTATTCGTACGCCAAATCATCGAATGGACATCAGCCCACCCAGAACTAACGAAGGTGCTTGCCCTCACCGCCGCCGCCATCGGTGCGATATTGTTGGTCGTTGGGCCAATCCTTATAGCCCTGCCGTTGCTGGCTGCCGGGTTCACTATGGTGATGGCATCCATCTTCCCCATCACGGCTACCATCCTTGCCATTACTGTCGCCATAGCTGCGACTATTATCATCTGGAAGAAATGGGAGGACATGGGGCTGAAGATGAAAATCGCCCTTGGCCTTCTCATGCCGCCGTTAATCATCCTGATTGCCGTCATCAAGAACTGGGACAAGATTGTGGACACCGTCAAGAAAACGGTTTCGTCATTCATCAAGTCGATTCTTGATTTAGCGAAAGGATTCCTACAAGGCATCAAGGCCATGACTAGCTGGCACCCTGCGTTACGAGGCTGGGGTGCTGCCATTGACGACGCAATCCGCAAGATAGACGATATGGATTTCACCATGACCAAATGGGCGGCTTCCGGCGGTGCGGCGATGGGAGACATGAGCGATGAGATGAATCATACGCTGATACCCGCCGTGGAAGAAACTGACCGGGCGTTTGCCACAGGAACCGGAAGCATCGCTGAAGACATCAAGAAGCTGGAAAACGAAATCGCCGGGGCGACGGAGGGCGTGAAAGAGTCCGTTAAAGGCTGGGGATTTGAGATAGACAAGACGAATGGCATAGTCGTAGAAAAGGCCGTCGCTATGGCAGAAGCTATCCGTAACACAGCCGAAGCCTTCCAAGAAGCCGGGGATGTAATCGTGACCGAATCCCAGAGAAAAGCGAAGGCTGTACGGGATGCGGAGGCTGAGATACAGAAATCGTTAAAGGAAACCACCACCGCCTTGGAATTAAACGCTGAGATTGACGCCTTCCTGTCCCGGCAAAAAGTCGAAAATATGGAAGAAGAATTTGAGGGTGTGCGAAGGACGACTGATAAGATTCTGGAACAAATAGAGCGGAGCAATCGTGGTCTTGATGAACATGGAAAGAAGTGGGAGGAATTGCCGGACGCAATCGGTCATGCCCTCGATAAAATCCCCCCGCTTCTTGGTGACGCTGATTTTGCAATGCAGCAAACGCTTGACCGTATGGGTGACAAGCTCACTGACAATATCCATTCGTGGGGCGATGAACTAGAAGGGTTTTCAGCGGAACAAAACAAGAGGATACAAGACGAAATAAACAGGGAAAAAAAGAAAAGAGAGGACGAAGAAAAAGACGCAGCCGAAGCAGAGCGGCAAAGGATGATTGAAAAATTTAAGGGGACACCGCAGTTTGCCAGTATGGCAGAACAGCGGGAGAAATTACGCTCTGTAGAACACGCCCTTGAAAGCCAAAAGGGTGCTTTGCCGTCGATGCGGCAAGCAATCACACAGGCCGAAGCCGGGATGCAAGAATACGCTGGTACAGGGTATGGCGCATCCCAGCGTAGGCAACAATACTGGACTGGTAGTGTCAGGCCTTTGCAAGACCAATACCAGCGTCAGACTGAACGAATAAGGGCAACAAGGTATCAGATAGAAGCTCTGCAATCTCAAATAGCAAAGAACGTGATTCCTTTGGAGTATAGAGGTATTGCGGAGAACGTGTTGTCGAATGAGTGGATGCGGCCCATGCAAGGCGGCGGCGTATCTGGTGGAGGCTTGGCCCTGGTTGGTGAGCGTGGGCCGGAAGTGGTATCCCTGCCCGGTGGGGCCAGGGTGCATCCCAGTGGGAGCGGCCCCGGTACGAATAACTTCATCTTCCACGGAGCCGTATATGGACTTGAAGATTTGCGCCGGGTGGTGGTGGAGGCGGTTCGTGACCATGCCCTGTCCGGTGGATTCCGTGGCGTGTTTGGTGAAGCCTGATGCCGTTGAAGAAGGGGAAATCCAAGAAGGCCGTAAGCTATAACATCACAGAACTAAAGAAGTCCGGCTACCCGCAGAAGCAAGCCGTGGCGATAGCGATGGCGACAGCGAAGAACCAGCGTAAACGGAAGGCGAAATAATGGCCCGTGGGACATATGTCTTGGCGGTGGATTGGAACGGGGACGGCGACTTCTCCGATACAGGAGAGGACGTGACGGCTCGCACGTTGTCATGCGAGTGGCGGCGGGGGAATGATTACGCATCCCAGCTTGTCGGGAAGGCAATCGCTGGGGTCTTGAACGCCGAATTGAACAACGAATCGGGCGACTATTCCACGTTCAATACGTCCAGTCCATTAACCGGGAATCTGGTGCCGGGGCGCAAGGTGAAGCTGACCGGGAATGATGGGTCTACCACCACTACGCTATGGGCCGGGTTCTTGGATTCTATCGAACCTATCCCCAGTGTCGGCGGGGCGAACAAGGCCCGGCTCAAGGCCATTGGGCCGCTTGGATTCGTCAACAAGTTCGAGGTTTCAACCACCATGTTCGCCAACAAGAAGGCGGGGGAATTGGTTGGTGAAGTGCTGGACGCAGCCGGGTGGGATGATGACGATAGAGACTTGGATACCGGCATCGTGACGTTCCCCCGGTTCTGGACTGAGCGGGTTAAGACGTTTGATGCTTTGCGCATCATCGAAGAAACTGAAACCGGGCTGCTTGAAGAATCGGCTGATGGGAAAATTGTCTATCGTGACCGTCACGCCCGTTCCACGGACACCCGTTCTACGACCTCACAAGCCACGTACAGCGACGCAAGTGGTGCAGCCCTATCATATTCCCACATCGCCCAAATCGACCCTTTAAAGTTCATCTTCAACGAACTTCGGGCCAAGGTTCAACCTCATTCGGGAGCATGGATTCTGGGCAGTTCAGCCCTTGGAACCCAGACTGAACTGGCTGATGATGCTGAAGTCCTGTGGACGCATCCAGAAACCGGGTCAGCTTCGCCCAGCATATCGGCGGGAGCCACCAGAATCTTCACGGCGGCTTACCCAACCAGCGGGACAGCTAGTACGTCGAGGGCGGTGGATTTCTGGACAACCCTGACCGCCACTACAGATTATATAGCCAACGATTCGGCTGACGGTAGTGGCACCAATCGCACGAGCGACATCACTGTGAGCCTGAGTAAACGGGCGCAAAGCATGGACATCAGCCTGACCAATGGACACTCCGGTGCGGTTTATATCACGAAACTGCAAAGCCAAGGGCATAAGGTAACGGTCAAAGACCCGGTGGAAATAGTGGCAACGGACGCAACCAGCCAGACGGCTTTCGGGAAGCGCACGTACCCGCACCCCGGCAAGTTCATCCCAGACAGCACGGAAGCCCAGAACTGGGCCGATTTTCACGTTGCCGCTTGGAAAGACCCGGTTCCCCTGTTACGCTTGACGATGGTTGGCAACCGTTCCACGGCTACGCTGACCGACATCTATGCCAGGGAGATTTCCGACCTGGTGACCGTGACCGCATCCAATGATGCCGGGCTAGGCATCGCCGAAGACTTCTTCGTGGAACAAGTGCATCAC